CTTCGTTCGGAATCTCGTGAAAACGTGGCCGTTTACACGCCACCGAAAACCGACCGGACGGACTATCAAGCCGTACTTGATGCTTTCCACGAATCGTGCCCCAGCCTTCCTAAGGTGCTGAAGCTTAGCGATTCCCGGAAGAAGGCAATCAAGGCAAGGCTTAATGATTTCGGATTGGATGATATAAAGCGAGCCTTTGCCCTTACTGAACAATCGGATTTCTTGAAAGGCACCAATGCCACCGGCTGGCAAGCTGGATTTGATTGGCTGATGAAACCCGCAAATCTTACCAAGGTTCTGGAAGGGAATTATGAGAATAAGCATAAGACGGGGAAGCCGGGGAGCATGTTTGGGGAGGATGATTATCTGGCAAAGGTTGCTAGGGGGGAAGCCTCAATCATGGATGAATGGTTCGGCGGGGTAGCGGAAGGAGGATAAACATGACGGAAGAAGAGGTTGGAAGGATCGTGCTGGCGATACGGAGCGCATATCCTAGCCATTTTAAACAATTTGGCTCGGAGGACATAAGGGGAATGCTTCTTGCATGGTCGCTTGTGCTAAGTGAGTACGACTTCCATTTGGCTTCGAGGGGGCTGCAGTTATTCCTAGCGAATGACCGCCAAGGGTTCCCGCCTTCCCCGGGGCAAGTGGTTGATTGTATCGTGAAAATTAAGCACCCGGTACAGAATGAGCTTACAGGCACGGAGGCATGGGCGCTTGTAAGAAAGGCGATACGGAACAGCTACTACAACGCCGAAGCGGAATTTGAGAAGCTACCTCCAGCTTGCCAAAGGGCGATAGGCAGCGCCGCAAGCCTTAGAGAGATAGGGCAGCTTGATACGGAGAAGGTGGAGACCGTGGAGCAGTCGCACTTTATCAAGGCTTACGAGACAGTAACGAAGCGGGAAAGGGAGAATTTGAGAATGCCGGAGGCGATTAAACAGCTTATCCAGAAGATGGATAACGACAAGAAATTGCTGGAAGAAAAGCAAGAAAGGGCGTTGCTCCATGATTGACGGTACAGAGAAAGGAAGGTGCTTTATATGCCAGAGGCGCGGGCGAACCGACCTCCACCACTGCTTGCACGGACACCGCCGAAAGATGGCGGATAAGTACGGCTTGACTGTCTGGCTTTGCCGGGAATGCCATAGCGCATTGCATGACAAGGGCAAGTACGACAGGGAACTGGAGGAAATGGCGCAAAAGGAATTTGAAAAGTCCCATAGCCGGGCGGAGTTTATGCGTGTGTTTGGGAAAAACTATTTGTGAGAGGGGAAAACATGAAGATTATAAATTTAACGCCGCATGAGATTGTGTATATCAAAGCGGACGGCACAAAGGAAACATTTCCATCAAGCGGAAATTTGAGAGCGGACAGGGTGGAGCTATCGAGGGAGGAGAAGGACGGCTTTATTATCTGCAAATATGGGTATTTGCGGCAAGATATGGGGGAAGATATTGAGCGGTTGCTTATCGAAAATGCCGATAACAAAGATTGCTATTTCATTGTTTCAAAAATCACGTTGGAGGCATTAAAGGGGCTGGATGTTGATATATCGAACTTTTTAATCGTTGGCGACACTGTGAAGGACGATAACGGGAAGGTTATCGGATGCAGAAGCTTTTCAAGGGGGTAAAGAATGAATCATGTAGTTTTAATCGGTCGACTTGTACGGGATCCAGAAATCCGATACTCGCAAGGGGAAAAGCCTATGGCGATTGCTAAGTACACGCTGGCGGTAGATAGGCGGTACAAGAGAGAGGGCGAGCCAACGGCTGACTTTATCCGCTGTATCTCTTTCGGCAAGAATGCAGAATTTGCCGAAAAGTACATGACACAAGGGCGGAAATTTGCGGTAGAAGGAAGCATTCAGACAGGCAGCTATCAGAACAAGGACGGACAAACGGTATACACTACGGACGTTATCGTAAACGGACAGGATTTCTGCGATTCTAAGCCGGCTAGTTCTGGAAGCTATGCGGGGGCGGCAACGGATTCCGAAGGATTTATGAAAATTCCGGATGGAGTAGAGGACGAAGGACTGCCGTTCAACTAAAGGGAACTGTCAACAAATAGTTGATAGTTCAAGTGGTTATCAACTATTTGTTTACTACCACGGCGAAAACATAGAGAGGTGAACAATGAAAGAAATCAAGCTATATCAATGCGAAGTGTGCGGGACAAAATATGCGGAGAAATTAAAGGCTAAAGAATGTGAAAAGTACCATGCGAAAGATTTGGTAATCTCTGATTGCAAATATCACGGAATGAATGTTTGCGGAAGCTTTCCAGTAAAAATTTGGGTTAAGGCGAAAAACGGAGAGGAAAGGATGTACCGGCTATGAATGAGAATATAAAAGAGATTGTAAAGCTGATTGGCGAACATCCGGATTTGCTAGTAATTCCCATGGTTGGGCAAGACATAGTGCTAGACGATATGGGGGATTGGGTGGCCAGTTTTGGAAAAGCGGAGATAAGGAAAATCTGCATATACGAAGAAACGGTTATTTTTTATGATGAAGACCCTTTAAAAACAGCCCAAACATTAGACTTTTATCGTTTCGACCCGGGGATTTGGGATAGCGTAAGTGGCGAAAGAACAAACGGAATAACGAAAGAAATGATAGATTCGCTTGATTGGCTAGAGGTGATAATCGTTCATATCGAAACGCCGACAGTGAAGATTCCGGACAATACGGAAACGATTAATGAATTATGGGAGGATTAAATGACAAAACTACCAAACTTAGAATTGCTGATGTACAAAGTAGGAATTTATCTTGGTTACGATGAAGAATTTGTACAAAAATCAAAAGGGAAATTACTACATTTCACAATCGAGACATTCCCCCAAACATGGGGTAGCACCTGTACAGGTTTTGACATTACATCGGACGGAAAGGCTACTGTTGGCGGTTGTGCCATGACTATGGAATATACAAGCGTTGTACATGAAGAGAATACAGAAACCTATTTGGTTTTCTTTGGGGATAGACCTTGCTATGTGGTTCACAATCCTACTAAGGAGTTTTACGAGGATTTGATAAATAGGGATTTGGTTAGTTTATCAAAATCGAAAGAGAGGTATTAAATGACAAGAGAAGAAGAGCTGAAAGAGCTTGAATACAGAAAAGAAAGAAAGGTTAGAGTGTTTAAACACGGATGCTGTGGGGTTTTTACGGCATTGTACAAGTGCCCTACCTGTGGTGAAAGACTTAACGAGTTTGATATGTTAGACCACTGCCCTCACTGTGGGCAGAAGTTAGATTGGAGTGTGTTGGATGATTGAGATAACAGAAAAAGACCTACAGGAAGTATCACTAGATAATGTGAACCATCCTTCCCACTATGAAACGGGAAAAATCGAATGCATTGATGTAATGCTAGAGACACAGGGGGAAGAATCAGTAAAAGCGTTCTGCATCTGCAACGCCATGAAATACCTGTATCGGCACAAGAAGAAAAATGGCAGAGAGGATATAGCAAAAGCCAAGTGGTATCTGGAGAAGTATCTGGAGCTTGAAGAATGGGGGGGATAAATGAGGATATTTATAAGCCATTCCAGAAAAGGACGAGAAGCAGAAGATATACAGAAGGAAAGAGAAAAGTTATCCCTTAAGCTGAAGGAGAAGTATGGCGAAGGGGTGGAGATTGTAGAAACTTTTTTGAACGAAATTTCAGAGAAGGACGAAGAGGAAAATCCTGTATGGGTCTTAGGCTGGTCGATACAGCTGCTTTCAACTGTGGACGGGGTTGTTTTCGGCCGAGATTGGTACAAGTCAAAAAGATGCCGGATAGAACGGAATATATGCCATGAATATGGGATTGAGATAATAAAGCTGTAAGAAAGGGGGATAGCTATGATAAAACCTTTAAATTTTGGGAATTTTCAAGCCATGAAAAGGTATAGCTATAACCAGATGAATGCGTGGGCGGTGTCCGTATATCAAAGCGGGTATCAAGATGGGCGGGAATCCATGCCGGAGATTCTGGAATTTGACAAGGACACAATGAAGGAGTTCTTGCTTAAGATTGACGGCATAGGGGAAAAGACAGCCAAGAGGATAGTAAATGCCTTTATAGAAAAAGGCGAGGCGGCATGGGAGATATAGCATGGATTGGGTAAGCGAAAAAATACAAGTGAAATGCCCTTTTTATATAAGTCACACCTTCCCGAGAGGGAAGGGAGCGACTTCTATATCTTGCGAGAAATTACCGGAGATAGAAGGGAATTGCACCATGCAGATATGCTTTTCCGACAAGAAGGCATTAGATGCGCACATGGCCGCATACTGCAAGGGCTTTTCATTTGCCCGGTGTCCGCTATATAAGCATATCGCTGAAGAATTGGAAAAGGAGGAAGGAAAGAGTGAGGAAAGACGAACAGAAAAGACTAAAAAAAGAAGCTGGCTTGACGAAGAAATTGAGAGAAGCCGGAAAGCAAAAAGATACTAGGATAAAGGCGCTGGAGATGAGAGCAAGCCACTTTAGAGCCTTGAAGGACTCGAAGAACGCAGAAATCGCAAGGCTTAATCTCTCGATATGCCATAGCGAAGCTTTATGCAGCATTTTGATTAAGCGACTGGGTGGAGCTGTAGACGTAGCCGGGCAAGACTGGGTAAAGGCGATAGAGGATAGGCGGTCTATTGTAGTTAAGACGGACGAAGCCGGCACTTTTTCTTTCATGGAAGCGGATATTGCTAGGGAAAAGGAAGCAGAAAAGGCGTAGGATAAAAGAAAAAGCAGAGAGGAGGGGGAAACGTGGGAGGCGCGAGAGGCGTTAAAAGGGGATTTATGCAAGACTACTTGACGGAGGAAATGCTTACTTACGTGACGGCTTTAAAGCGGAAGGGCGTGACCGATGAGGAACTGGCCAAAGCGCTGGGGATATCTAAGCAGACCTTGTACAACTGGAAAAATAAGAGCCAAGAATTTCGCTTTGCGATACGCGATGGTAAGATGGTAGCAGATGCCCAAGTAGAAAACGCGCTTTTCCTCTCTGCTATAGGGCACACAAAAGTGGTAAAGACGGTTTTAAAAGATAAAAGTACCGGAATCCCCCTTGTAAAGAATAAGGATGGAGAAATTACCCTCATGAAAGGGGAAGAGGGGGAAGAAATGATTTACTATACGGATTTCCTGTATTTAAAGCCGGATGTTAAAGCTATGATCTTCTACCTTACAAACAGATGCTTTAAGGATTGGAAAATGAACCGGCAGAACAGGGAAGATGGCGAAGGCTCAGGACTTCCCGCCGGAGTGGTGGAAGTGGTGGTTAGAAATGAGGGACTGGAAGAGTTGGAGCGGAAGGCGATAGAAGAGGCAAGAAAGAAGGACGAGGAAGCCAGCAAAGGGGGGTAAGAAAAAAGGAAGGGGAAAACCCTTCCTTTATGCATGGAAGGGGCATTAAGCCCCTTTCTTATAACACTTGATGTTATTTGCTTGCATATACTCCATTTCATCAATGAGCTTTGCAAGAGCTTCCGGCGTTGGTGTGTAGTCCTTGGAATTGTCTACTTTTGGAAGCATTCCTTCAATGTAGCAGGTTGGATTGTAGTAGCCATGGCATCCTTCTTCGTCTGTGTAGTAAGTGTCAAGTGTTAAGCGGTCTACTTTGCTTTTATAAGCTTGAAATACTCCTACTTCAATCATGAGACTGCCTTTTTCTGCCCAGAAGTTAACGAAGCCGCTTTCCTTAATGGTGAATCCCTTTGCTTCTACTAAGTTAATAAGTTCGTTCATGTTCTTGTTCATAATGTTTTCCTTTCTTGTGGGGTGTAGGGAAAGGGGCTTATGCCCTTTTCCTGTTGTCGTCTAATTCATCGGTTGCGTAGAAATCTGTATAGCCTTGGTGGATAGATACTTGTTCGAAATCGTTATGGTAGTCTTGAATCTTTCTTTTTGTAATTCCCTCGTAGTCGCTGTAGGTGGTTCCGTCTGAGTGAGTTATAGTAAACCATAAAGTTTTTTCTGTTCTCTTCACTACTGTTAAGATGTAGCAAAGACATTTTTTTCGTCATAACTGCTATAGAAGTATGCTCCATAGCTCTTGCCAATTTCGAATTTCTTTCTATTAGTAGTAGTCATCTTGTACCTTCTTTCTGCCCTTGTGGGCGGTGTGCCGTGCGGCTTGTTGTTTGCTATGTACGTAGTCTATCATTAGCTATGCACGTAGCCAATAGGGAAATTGTCACAAAAGAAAGTTTGCTAATTTGGTGAAAATGACAGTTGACTATGTACGTAGGCCATGATAAGATAAGGACAGTTAAGAAAACGGCATTGCCCAAGGGGCGGAAAGGTGGAGACGATGACATTCAATAGTAAAGAAGAAGTTAGAGAGGCTTTCGATAATTTGACAACAGAGGAAAAGGACTACTTATATAAGGCTTACGAGGATGCAAAGGAAGCACTCAGAGCAGACGGAAGCGACCCAAGGGATATAGATGCACTTGAAGCATTAGAAGAGTATGCGGAAAATATCGGCTGGGAAAGCGATAGTGCATCTGCATACGAGGATTTCAAGGAGATTATAGAAAACTAGGAGAGGGATTCCTCTCCCTACGTTATAAAAATAAGATAGGCTTCCAATTAGAAGCCAGAAGGGTGGAAACATGAAGGAAATTACATTAGAGGAAGTAAAAAGCAGACTAAAGAGCAGAGAAGCCCTAAATCTCAATGGGGAAGATTTTTATCTGGAGATACCGGAAGAACTTCAGTATTTGCATTATACTGACAATAAGAAAGACCGTCATAATTTAGTTGTCTATAGCGTTGAGGCAAAACTTCCAGAAGGAATTGAGGATCCAGAGGAGATAGCCAGAGAGTACGAGGCTTTCTTAAGCTTGGATAATGCACAGTACAGGGGAGTATTAGAGGAATTACAATCAGAATACAATTCCCTTGTTAATCAATACAACTTTCAGAATGACGAGGACGAATAGGAGGGGGATTTCCCTCTTCTAAGAGAAAGGATATATATGGGCTGGAAGGAAAATAAGGCGCAAAGGGATATTGCTTACGCCAGAGCAAAGATAAAGCGGGTGCCTTTTGATATACAGGTATCTGAGTATGACCGCTTGAAAGAAATTGCCGGAGATACGGCGGTTAATACCTATATCAAGAAGGCATTGAACGCTTTTTCTGGGGAAGAGATATTTAAAGTTTAGAGAGGAAAGAGAAAATGCCTACTATATCGATGTTTTACGGAATTATTATAAGAATGTATAGGGAAATTGGCGGACAACACAAAACGCCACATATCCATGCAGAGTATCAAGGTGAAGAGGTAGTTGTTAGCCTTGAGGGGGATGTTTTGGAGGGAAGTATCCCAAGGAAAAAGCAAAGTCTTGTTATTGCGTGGGTGAATATTCANGTTCGATTCCCGTCTCGCGCTCTCAAAGAAAGAAAAGAAGCCTGATGTTTTCAGGCTTCTTTTCTTTATGATGACCTTTTAGCTAACTGGGATTTACTGGAGAAGGGCGAAAAAACTTTTACTATTGAGCCTTTAAAATAGGGGGGGATATGTTACAGCCTGAATTATTGAGCGTTTCTCCTAAGGACGACTATAAGCTTTTGCTTTTATACGAAAACGGGGAAAAGAAAATCTTTGATGTCTCGCCATACATAAGCGGGGCGTGGTATGGGGAATTAAAAGACCTTGAAACATTTAAAAAAGTAAGGGTTGCAAACCATTCCGTAGAGTGGGAAGGTGGCCA